CGGGTAGCAACCAGCGGTAACACCTGCCGTCCGCGCGGTCGTGTGAACCCCGTGGCAGCGTGTGCAGCCTCGTGCTGTGCTGTGCTGTGTAGCAATGAGCGTTACCGTCGAGAGAGCGAGCCGTACCACGCCCGGCCCGGCACGTGGAAAGGCAGCCCGACGATGACCAACTTGACCAACACAGCCTGCCCAGTAGCCGTCGAATCGACCGGCGGTGCCACCATCATGCGTCTCTACGGCGACATCGACATGATCAATGCAACGACATGTTGGGACACGATCCAACAGGTATTGCAGACTGCGCCGCCACCCCGAGCCGCCGTACTTGACTTGCAAGGGGTCACGCTGCTCACTGCTGCTGGTGTGCACGTCCTTGACGATGCCGCCACGCTGGCCGACAAACGTGGAATCAGGGTGCGCCTAGTGGTCGACCCGCGTTCTCAGGTCCGCCGCGTGCTCGACCTCGTGGAGTGCTCCTACTCATAATCGTGGTTAGCCCTCCGCGCTAAGCCACCGTCAAGTCGATCTCCACGATGCCGGGGGGTCGCTTGACGGCCCACCCTGCTCGCATCTCGCACCTGAACACGATCATGTTCGCCTCGAACAGGGAACCACCGTCGCCGGGTCCGAACTGGTCGGGGTTGTACAGGTTCTCGCTCCAGTCGATCACGGCTTCCTCGCGGATGCGCAACTCCACCGATCCGGCGTCGATCAGGAAGCCGGTTCCGGCGGGGACCGTGGTCGACACGACGACTGGCACCGACCAGAGCCGACGCGCGGCCCGGTCGACCGGCACCCCGGCGCCGCCCTGCGCGAGCGCGTACCCGCCGGTGTTCTGGGAAAGCTCGATCGTCTCCCAGTCGGCTGGGGAGAGCACGTACGCGCTCCCCGCGAGTGACATGTTCTCCAGCTTCGTGAGCGCGGCGCGGGTGGTCGACAGCGCGTCCGTCGTCCACGCCTGCGCCTGCGTGCCGCTCGTGGTCGCCAGACCCTCGAAATGCTCCCCCTCGCCGGAGCCGTTGACGATCTCGTCTTCAAGGGTGGTCTCGACCGCCAACCTCAGCTCGGTGTCGATGAACGTGCGCAGCATCTCGGCGTCTGCCAGGTCGGCACGGTGCAGGGGTTCGCTCAGCGTGGCCAGCGTGACCGCTCGTCCGTCGACCCGCTCCAGCGAGAACGGGGACGTCGGCTTGCGTGCGCCCGGCGCGACCACGGACGCGTTGTTCTGCCGCTGAGTCTGTCGGAGATAGGACCAGCGGCCGACCGGATCGGCGACGGTCGGGATCACCTGCCGCAGGCTCAAGACGGGTTCGCCCATGCGGACGGGTTCGGCCGCGAGCGGCACCGTGACCGGGACTGCGCCTGAGGGAAGGAGCGCCTTCGTGTTGCCCATCGGGTCGGTGTGGTGGCGGACGAGCACGCCGCCCCACTCGGACCCGCCGACGGCCTTGATCTTCGGGTGACCGGCCGGTGACGGCACCCCGACCATGCCGAGCCCGCCGAACAGTTCGTTGATCTTCGCCATCATCGCGGCGTCGTGCGCCTTCTGGTCGGTACGCTGCTGCGCGTCACCTGTGCGGCGGCGCTGCTCGTCCGCGTCGAGCCGCTCGATCTGCCGGTCGATGTCGTCCGCCTGCCGCTTCAGGTTCAGCGCGTCGACCTCCTCCGAGTGGGTGAAGTCCCGGCCGCGGCAGCGTCCCGCGAGATCGGCGGCCTTGCCGACGATGCCGGTGCGCTGCTCGACGAGCGCCGCCCGGTCGCGCTGGTACTGCTGGTCGGGGGTGTAGCCAGTCGTGGTCCGCATGTTCATCGGGTCCATCAGGTGGTCTCCAAGGACTTGAGCGCGGCCCACGCCGCGAGTGACTGCGGGGTGATCAGCGGCCCGGTCCGCAGCTCCCCGAACCGCGGCGCCTTCACCGACAACAGCTCGGTTTGCTGGTTCACACCGACCAGGCACGGCCCGACCTCGTAGAGCTTCAACTCGTGCAGCTCGGTGACCGACTGGCCGTCCCGCTCGGCGGGTCGGGAGTCGACCACGTCGAAGGCGAACGAGAACTGGGTGACTCGGCGGCCCTTCAGCAGCCGGTACACCTGCACGGCGGTGGGGTTGTCCAGGTCGAGCGCGCCGCGCACCTCCAACCCGGCCGACGTCTCCCGCGCCTCGACGACGTGTCCGACGTGCGCGAACGGGTCCGCTGCCTGATGACTCCAGATGATCGGGATCGAGTCGCCGCGCTCGTCCCACTCGCGCAGGCTCTTCGCGAACGCGCCGGGGACGATCTTGTCGCCGTAGCTGTCGACGTCCCACGTCGCGACCAGCGCCGTGAACACGCCGTCATCGGTGGACTTGCCCTTGACTCGGCACGCGTACTGCTTCGTCCGCAATGGGGCCGCTCCCTCATCAGTGCACGGTGGACACGCACGGGGTGGCGGGACGACGCGCTACCTGTTCGACGCCCGGGGACTGACGCGGCTCCGAGCGGAGCGGCGGCCCCCGCGAGTCCGGATGGCGGCCCTACAGCGCCGATCTTACAGCGCTGTAACTTGCCGCGACACCTCGACACCGTGAGACCAGCGGGTCAGCTCACGGCGGCCTTCGGCCAGCTCAACGAACCGGACCGCTGCGTCGTCCTCCAGGAACCACATCGCCAACAGGTCGGTGAACACCATCTCGCAAGCCTCGACCCGTCTCGGCTCCTTCTCCAGCATCGGCCGGCTCGATCTACCGGTGACGATCAGCGGCCTGCCGATCATCACGTCGACCGGCAAGTGACCGGCCAGCTCGACGAGCACGTCCTCGGCGCGCTCAGGATCGGTGTCGATCGTGCGCATCCACTGGCCCCTTCTGGTCAGCTCGGTTACCCGTCTGGTCGTTGATTGCAGCGTTGGGACCGGGGTACCCAGGATGTTCGGGGAGCAAGTCCCCCGGAAGCAGGCCCCTGGTCCCTGGGCGTTTCCGGGTGGTTGTCCCCGTCACCGCAGACCCTGCCGACTGGCTACGGAGGTGTGCCATTGCAGGCACGGCAGGAGCTTCAGACCCACATCCCCATACCCGACGGCGCCAGCACCACAGCCGACCGTGAGCAGATCGCCGCGCACGTCGCGAACTCCATCGTCGACCAGGTCTTCCGGGTCAGCATGGACCTGCACGCCGCACTGTCGCTGCTTCAGGCCGACCACCCGGCGACCGGCAAGATCGGCGACGCGATCGAGCGACTCGACGAGACGGTGAAGGACCTGCGCATGGCCGCCCTCGACGCCGCCTGCACGCGGCCGCCTCCGCCTCAACCTCGGCGCCACAGGTTCCGGTCCCAGTGAGACGCCGCTTCCAACGACTCCGCCACGATCACACGCTCGGCGTGCGGCCACTCCGGCTCTCTCACCCGCGCTCGCACCGTGAGCGGCTCTGCGGCCGTCTCAGCGCCGTCTGAGTGCCGTTCTAACGGTCGGTCACTGCTCATACCGCACCGTCGAACGGGGAACGTCCCGCGTCCCGGCGCGCGGCGGTGTCGAGCGGCGCGCCGCGGCGCACGATCCCGCGCGACCGCCAGTGCGGCAGCTCGATCAACCGCAACCCGCGAATCGGACCGCGCCACCGAGCGAGATGCATCGCGGCCTGCTCCGCGGTCAGGTTCAGCGGACCGTCCTCGACACCCGCCACGGCAGCCTCCAAGATCATGATCTCCTCCCAGGTGAGCTGCCCGTGCTCGATCAGCCACACGGCCGCGTCTTCCTTGCTTATCCCTGGCAGCGCGAACGGCTCGTACGGCGGCTCTGGCGGCTCCCGGCGCCTCACGATGCACCACCGTGCAGCGCATACACACCCCGTGGCGCTCCGCGCCGCTGAAGACGCGGCGGACCATTCTTGCCCTCGTCGCCGTCGGCATCGCCGAGCGGGACGCGCAGCGCGCTTGCCAGCCTGGCGAACAAGATCCGCTCTTGCCGTAGCTCGATCAACTCCGGACGAATCCGGCCGTCCTCCGTGGTCAGCCCGAGCGTCGCCACCGACTCGTTCAGCGCCGCGCACACGTCCGCCACCCGCGCCGCCTGCTCCAACAAGATCAGCTCGTGCTCGTCCAGCACGTAGTCGCCGGTCACGGACCGCCACAACCGGCGACCGACGTCGCCG